CTCGGCGTCGCTACCCTCCCGAACCCGGCCGTTCCCTCGGGGATGCCCCGCAGAGGCGCTGTGTTCGTCCAGAATCGCCGCGAATCGTTCCTGCGCCCTTGATGTACCCAAACGGGGGTTACGCGGCGCTACGGGCAAATTCGGCCGTGACGGGCGTCACACGTCCTGGTTGACGCGCAGCAGTCGGTGCCCGTAGTGGCGCTGATTGCGCTTGAAGACGCCGGGCGGCGCCTTGCGCTTCGTGACGTCGTCTTTCGCCTTCGCCTGTCCTGCGTAGGCGGCGACGACGGCGTCGCGTGCCTGCTCGGCGCTGTCGGCTTCGGCTTTACGTCGGTTCAGCTCGGCGCGGGCCGCGGTGATCTCGACGGGCGACGGCGGTGGCAGCGTCGGGTCGGTCATCCCGGCGAGCCGCTGCTGCTGCGAGTCGAGCGCCTTGCGCTTGCGGCTCGCCTTGTCGCGTGCCTGCTGCGTTGCCTTGCCAGCGTCGGTGCGCTTCGTCTGCCGCACGGCGACGGCGTGCGCTTCGTCGAGCCGGAACCGGAACGGGTGAATGTCGTCGCCCGCGTCGAAGGCGACGACGTAGCCCGACACCGCGTAGGGCGTCAGGTAGGCGAAGCGCTCGCCTGCGACCGTGAACCTGATGGACTGCACGTCGACGCTGATGCGTGTCGCGCTCGGGATCGAGCGGGCGATCGCTGTGGCGACGACGCATCGCGAGCTGTTCTTCGTCATCGCCCGGTCGATGTCGCCTTGCGTTACTTCGATGGTGTGTCGTGTCATGTCGCCGACTCTAGACCTAGAGTCGGCGGCTGCCGGTCGCGTCGTCAGGTGGCGCTCGATTCGGTCGCGGCCCGTTCGCAGTCGACGCACAGCACGAGCGCGGGGTGTCCGGCTCGGCGGCGCCCGGCGATGTGCATCAGGACGTGCCTGGCGAGCATCCGCGGGGTGACGGCGTCGCGGCCGTGGGCGCGCAGTCCGCACAGGGTCCGGGCGTCGTCGGGCTCGGCGAGCAGATGGGTCGGCGTCGTGTCGTGCAGGACACGCTCGGCTGCCGCGGGTCCGGGATGCTGGCGCTCGACGATCACTTCGAGCGTGACGCTGCTGACGTCCGGGCTGTACTTCAGCTCGTCGGCGAGCGCGCCGAGGGTGGCAGCGATCAGCTCGCCGGAGCCGCGGGTTCGCACGATCAGTCGATGCTCAGGCATGGCGCCGCACGATGATGTCGCGGGCGTGCTCGATCGGCGTCTGCTCGCTTGTGCCGTAGCCGAGGTCGAGCACGTGAGCGCTGACGATGTCGGCAGCCGCGTCGGATGTCAGCCCGTCGGCTTCGAGCATGGCGAGCGCGGTGCGTAGCTCGTGCTCCATGACGTCGAACATCGGGTGTCGGCGCAGCTCGTCGGCGGCAGCGGCGATCTCGTCGTCGGTCATGCCCGCAGGTATTGCTCGACGATCTCGCGCGGGATGCGCCCGTTGCGTCCGACGGGGATGCCGTGCGAGTCGGCCCATGCCCGCACTGCCTTCGGGTCGACGGCGCCTGTCTTCGTGCGCTTCGAGCCGGCGCCTTTGCGCTCGACGCTGTAGGCGGATTCGGTGCCGACACGCACGAATGGTTCCAGCGCCTTCGTCAGCTTCGCCAGCGACGCCGCGGCGAGGTCGACTTCCCATCCTGTGTCGTTCACGATGATCACGACGGTTTGGGCGTCGGATTCGCCGGTCAGGTCGTCGGTCCGGAATGTCTGTAATGCCATGCCGTGCAACGTAATACGTAGCGCTATGCGAATGGAAGATGCTCGCGCCGGAAGGCGATTCGGGCGTCGCGTACCCTGCGCCGTGTGACAGGTGCGTCGCGACAGGCGCGGGCCGGGCATTACCGGCGCGGCGGGTACGAACGTCAGCGCGCCGAGCTGCTGGAGTCGAGCCCGCCGTGCGTGCATCGTGGGCCGGGCTGCGCCGGCACGGCGACCGAAGCCGACCATCAGCCGGCGCTCGCCTTGCATGAGCACGTCGCCGGTTCGGGCTGCTGCATCCTCGTGCCGTCATGCGGGCCGTGTGCCCGCCGTCAGGGCGGACGCCTCGGCGCCGTGTTCGGCGGCGCCGTCGTGTCGCAGGCATCGACCGAGCCGGTCGTCGAGCCGGCGCCGGTGCCGTTCGAACGCTTCGACGTGCCGTGGCTGACCGACCTGCTGCACGTGCCGCCTGACGCCACCTGGCCGCGGCTGATGACGGCGCCGCATCCTCGTGCCGTCGACAGCTACGGCAGCGAGGTCGAAGCGTTCGCCTTCATCAAACGCGGGCGACACCCGCGGTGGTGGCAGCGGCTCATGTTCCGACGCCTGCTCGAACACGACGCCGACGGCGCGCTCGTGTGGGACCTCGGGCTGCTCACACTCGCGCGTCAGGTCGGGAAGACATGGGCGCTCGCCGTGCTGTGTGGCTGGCGCCTCGAAGCCGCCGACCTGCTGCGCGCCGAGCAGACGATCCTGTCGACCGGGAAAGACATCGATGTCGTCGTGCAGATGCAGCGGCCGTTCCGCGTCCTGGCGAAGCGTGATCACGCCCGGTTCCATGTGCGGGAAGTGAATGGGCAGCAGGAAATCGAAGACCTCGTGACCGGCTCGCGCTGGCTGATCCGTTCGCAGCAAGGCGTCTACGGCGTGACGGCGACGATGGCGACCGTCGACGAAGCGTGGAAGGTGCCGGCTTCGGTCGTCGACGACGGCATCGAGCCGACGACCGTCGAAGCCGACGACTCGCAGATACTGCTCGTGTCGACGGCGCATCGCCGAGCGACCGCGCTGATGGTCGGGCGACGGGTCAGCGCCTTCGCCGACTTGCACAGCGCCGACGGCGCCCTGCTGCTCGAATGGTCGGCGCCGCCCGACGCCGATCTCGACGACCGGCAGGCGTGGCGTCTGGCGTCGCCGCACTGGACACCGAAGCGGGAACGGCTGATCTCGAACCGGCTCGAAGCGGCGCTCGCAGGCGAATCCGTCGACGTCGACGAGCCCGACCCGATCTCGTCATTCCGCACGCAGTGGCTGAATCAGTGGCCGGGCAAACGGCTGCGCATCGCGAAAGGCGAGCTGCTGATCGACGCTGACGCATGGGAGGCGCTGCGCGGCGAGGTCGTCGACGATCCCGAACGCATCTTCGTCGCCGTCGAAGATCACGCCGGGCTCGGCGCCGCGATCGCGGCCGTGTGCGTGCAGCCCGACGGGCGGCTCGGGCTCGACGGCTGGACCGTGCCGACATGGAAGCGGGCGCTCGCCGACCTGCAATGGCTGCAAGGCGGACACGACCTGATGCGGCTGCACGTCGGCGCCTCGCTGCTCGTGCGGCTGCCGCCCGGCATCCGTGGCACGGCCGGCACGGCGACGCTGTCACGCTCGACGCTGCCGCTGCTGCGTGAGCTGATCGCGCAGGGCGCCGTCGTGCACGACTCGACCGAGATCGACGAGCAGGTCTACACGGTGCGCGTGACCGAAGCCGTCGGCGGGCTCGCCGTCGTCGCGGGCGCCCGCTCGGACCTGCTGCGTGCTGCGTCATGGGCGCTCGCCGCGGCGCATCGCCCGCGCCGCACGCCGACGATCCGCTAGAGCACCTTGATGGCGAGCAGCACGGCGCACACGGCCGTGACGACGTTGGCGATCGTGTTGATGACGCTGTGATTCACGGTGCGACCTCTTCCGGCTCGGGCTCCGGCTCCGGCTCGGGCTCCGGCTCGGGTTCCGGTTCCGGCTCCGGCTCCGGCTCGGGATCAGGATCAGGCTCGACGGCGCGCGTGTCGACGATCGGGCCGACGGCGACGCACTCCTTATTCGGCTGAATCCACGACCGGGACACGGATCACTCCGGCTCGGGCTCGGGCTCGGGCGGATTCGTCGGCGCCTCCGGCTCGGGCTGCTCGGCGGGCTGCTCAGGCTCGGGCGTCACTGGCTCTTCGGTGCTCATGTGTCGCATCCTCGCACGGGCCGCGCGTACTGTGTTCCCCCGATGCCCGCGACCGGGGGACACGAGGGAACACCGCGCGACGCACACGGCCGATTCGCCCGACTCGACACGCGCACGCTGCGACCCGACGACTCGACGGCGCCGGCCGTCGACGACGACCTGTCGAACGGCACCGTCGGCGACCCGCCGACCGTCGGGCTCGACGTCTACAGCGAGCCGACGGCGACGCCTCCGGCGATCGAACTCGGCGCCAGCTTCGACGCTCCGGCGCCGCCCTGGCCGCCGTCACGGATTCACCCGAGCCCGTGGGATGGCTGGCCGGCCGACTGGAACGTGCCGCTGTGGGGCGGGCGTGTCGACGACCTGACAGACGTCGCGTGGATGGCGCTCGATCTCAACGCGTCCGTGTTCGCGTCGATGCCGCCCTACCTCGTCGGCGCATCCGACTCGCTGCCGACCGAATGGCTCGCCAACCCTGACCCTGACCAGTACACGTCATGGGCGACGTTCGCCCATTCGCTGATGTGGGACTTCCAGACCGGCGAGGTCTTCGTCATCTGCACGGCGCGCTACGCGAACGGCTGGCCGGCCCGCTTCCATGTGGCGCCGCCGTGGAGTGTGAACGTCGACCTGGCAGCCGGCCGGCGCGACTACTCGATCGGCGCCGTACCGCTCGACCCGGCCGACGTGTTGCACATCCGCTACCGCTCGACCGTCGACAACGCCCGCGGGACCGGCCCGCTCGACGCCTCCGGCGCCCGGCTCGTCGCGGCGCGGGTGCTGCTGCGATACCTGACGTCATTCGTGCAGGGCGGCGCCGTGCCGTCGAGCGTGCTCGAAGCCGAAGAAGACCTCACCGCGGCGCAAGCTGCGCAGCTCCACGATCAATGGCTGACGGCGCGCATGTCGCGGCTCGGGCTGCCCGCCATCCTGTCGGGAGGCGTGTCGTGGAAAGCGACACAGACCGACCCGCTGTCGAGCGCGCTCGCCGAGCTGGCCGCGTACACGGAGGCGAAGATCAGCGTCGCGCTCGGCGTGCCGCCATTCCTGCTCGGGCTGCCGTCGGGCGGCGACTCGATGACGTACTCGAACGTGTCGAGCATCTTCGACTATCACTGGCGCGGCGGGCTCCGGCCGAAGGCACAGCGCGTGATGATGGCGCTGTCGCAGTGGCTCGTGCCGCGCGGGACGACGGTCGAAGTGAACCGCGACGAATACGTGCGCCCGGGACCGCTGGAACGGGCGCAGACGCACGAGATTTATCTGCGCAACGGCGTGACGACGGTCGACGAAGTGCGCGAAGCCGAACGGTTCGGGCTCGCCTCGAACACCGGCGACTCGTCCCAGCTCTCGGGGGTCTTCAAATGAGCGAGCCGTTCAACATGATCGGGAACACGGCCGAAGACCTCGGCGCGCTCGACGACGTCGAGCCGATCCGGCGCCCGCTGCTGTACCGCACGGCCGGCCCGATGACGGTCGACTATCCCGAGCGCATCATCGAGCTGGTCGCCGTCCCCTACGGCGAAGAAACCGTCGTGCGTGAGCGCGGTCGATGGGTCCGCGAGTCCGTCGCCCCGGGCGCCTTCGCGGGTGTCGAGCGGCGCGCCAACCGCGTGAAGGTGAACCTGGCGCACGACGTCGAAGCGGTCGTCGGGCGGGCGATGGCGCTGCATCCCGAGCGCGCCGAAGGGCTCGTCGCCGAGCTGCGCATCAGCCGCACACCGCGCGGCGATGACATGCTGGCGCTGGCAGCCGACGGCGCCATCGACGCCAGCGTCGGCTTCGCGCCGATGCCGGGCGGCGAACAGTGGAACGGCGACCGGTCGGCGCGGGTGATCACCCGCGCCTACCTCGGACACATCGCGCTGACGGGCGACCCTGCCTACGAAGGCGCGAACGTGCTCGCCGTGCGGGCGTCGGCACCCGCGGAGCTGCCCGCGCCGCGGGTGCTGACACCGAACCTCGATCGCATCCTGCTGGAGCGGGCAGCGCGTGCCGCAGGGTTCCCCCTAGACGGGGACGCGGGGAACACGTAAAGTCCGCACGCAAGCGAGGCGCTACCTGCGCAGGTGAGACGGACAGGGTCCGGGCGCAGCAGCGGGCGACCGACGCGTGACCCATCCATTCACGCAAGGGAGGCGCCATGCCCGGCGCACAGGACGCGATGCTCGCGCGGCTGCAAGCCGAACTCGAAGAGCGCCGCGCGTTTCAGGATCAGCTCGTCGAGTCTGCGCAGGAAGCAAAGCGCGACCTGAACGAACAGGAGATGGCGCTCTACACGCGCGCCGCCGAGCGCATGACGGCGATCGAGCAGCAGCTTCAGCCGCTGCGCGACGGCGCCCGCATCGCCGTCGAGTCGACGCGTCGCACGCAGGAGCTGACCGAAGCGTTCGCCGCGGCCCGCAACCCGGCGAACCTGCCGTCGGCGATCGAGTACCGCTCGGCTGGCGAGTACATGCGCGATCACATCCGCGCCTACGTGTCCCACGACGAAGACACGGTGCGCCGGCTCGACGTGTACCACCGCGCCGCAGCCCATCAGACGACGAGCGATAACCCCGGGCTGCTGCCCGAGCGGCTGCTCGGGCCGATCTTGCAGAATCTCGACTTCGCCCGTCCGCTCGTGTCGGCGATCGGCGTGCAGCAGCTCCCCGCCGGCTCGTGGTCGCGCCCGCGGGTCACGCAGCACACGTCGGTCGCGAAGCAGACGGCGGAGAAGACCGAGCTGGCGTCGCAGAAGATGATCATCGACAAGGTGCCGCTCGAAGGCGACACCTACGGCGGCTACGTGAACGTGTCGCGCCAGAACATCGACTGGACCGTGCCGCAGGTGCTCGACATCGTGATCGCCGACCTGACGTCGCAGTACGCGTTCGAGACCGAAGAGGCGACCGGCGTCGACCTGGCCGCTGCCGCCGCGACCGGACCCGTGCTGCCCGCCAGCCCGACCGCCGAGAACATCGCCGCGGCGCTGTGGACGGCTGCCGGGCTCGTGTTCGCCAACATGTGGACGGCACGCACGCCGATGGGTCGCCTGATCCTCGCCGTCGCGCCCGACATGCTGGCGCTGCTCGGGCCGCTCTTCCCGGGCGTCAACCCGCAGAATGCGCAGTCGACCGGCATGTCGGCCGGGCTCTTCGGCGAAGGGCCGGCGCCGTCGATCTCGGGCATCACGCCGATCGTGTCCGGCGCGCTCGCTGCCGGCACCGCGCTCGTGATCAGCTCGAACGCCGTCGAAGCGTACGAAGACCGCATCGGCGCGCTTCAGGTTGTCGAGCCGTCCGTGCTCGGCACGCAGGTCGCCTACGCGGGACACTTCGCGCTGCCGATCTTGCAGCCGACCGGCATCGTCGAGATCACGAAGACGTGACGTCGTGACGCTCTACGACGACCCGAACCGGGAATGCGTCGGGCTGTCGCCGATATGGGGTGGCGCCGACCGTGACAACGTGCCGCAGGCGTCCGGCGCGACTGCCGGCATCCCCGGCACGTGGACACCCGCGGGCACCGACCCGCCCGCCAACCTGGCCGCGATGTCGGGCGTGACGGCGTCGCCGTCGTCGGCGTGGACGACCGGTCAATACATGCAGACGGCGCTGACCGGCGCGCCCGGGCGTGTCACGTGGACCGGCTCGGCGTGGGTCGGAGGCGTCGCGCCGTGACAACCGTCGCGCCTCCGGCGCCGCTGCCGATCGACGTGCAAGCCGTCGCTGACGCCGCGCTCGCCGTGCTGCGACTCGGACCGACCGACGGCGACGCCGACCGTGTCGAAGCCGCAGCCGTCGTCGCCGTCGACCTGGCGTCGCAGCAGCTCGACTTCGACGTCGTCGACGTCCCGACGACCGTCGCCGTCGCCGTGACCGACGCCGTCGTGACGCTGACCGTCGAGCTGTACCGGCGCAAGGATGCGCCGTTCGGCGTGACCGACTCATGGTCCGTCGACGGCGCCGTGCTGCGCCTGTCGTCGGATGTCATGCGCGGCGTGCGCTCGCAGCTCTCGAAGTACCGGGCGCGCTGGGGGATCGCATGAGCGCGATCGCCGACGCCCGCACGACGCTGCACACGGCGATCGCCGGCGCCCTGCCGACGCCGTGGCGTGTCCATCGAGTGTCGCCATCGCAGCTCATCGCGCCGTGCGTCTATCTCGACGCCGTCGAGCTGGCGACCGACACGTCGCTCGGCGTCGGGCTCGTGCAGTGCACGTTCCCGGTCGTGTGCGTACACGACGGCGCCGTGACCGCACAGGTCGAAGGGCTCGACGACATGCTCGCTGCCGTCTGGACGGCAGCCGTCGAAGCGGGCGGCGACCCGCAGACCTCACGCCCGATCGCGCTCGACGTCGGCGGGCCGTCCCTTCGCGCGCACGCGTTGCGCGTCGAGATGTTCGTGCAGGCGCTCACGATGTGCGCGCCGACCCTCGTGACCGTGGAGGTCTGACCATGGCTAGCACCGTATTCAAGATCACGAACGGCTACCTGGCGCTGTCGCTCGTCGGCGCATCCGACGTCGCGACCTGGCAGACACCGGGCGGGAAGCCGATCACCACGGTCGTGCTCGCCGACTACACGAGCGCGAACGGCGCCGACCTGTCGTGTCAGGTCACGACGGGCGCCCTGAACGCGTCGCCGAACACGACCGACGACACGACCCCGGCCACATTCTGCGGGCCGGAGGTCACGACGACGTCGGTCGGCGTTACATCCTTCACGCTCGACGCCACGATCCTGCAAGATGTCTCGATCGCCGCAGGGGTGTCGGCGTACCTCTTCGAGCACGACACGAAAGAGGCGTACTTCCTGCTCGGGCTCGACGGCGCCAACCCGCCGAAGGCCGTCGGACGCTGCCGGATCGTGGCCGGCGCGTTCGGCGGCGACGCCCGCGTCACGCTGACGGCGACGCTGTCGCTGCCCGTGTCCCGCAAGCCCGACATCATGTTCGGCAACGCGACGACGTCGCGGGTCGTGCTCGGCACCCCGCTCGCGACGGGCGCCACCGCGGGCACGCCGGGCACATGGACGCCGGCCGGCTCGACGCCTCCGGCGAACGCTGCCGGCGCCACCACCGCGGCCGTCGTCGCCTCGCCTGCCACCGCGTGGACGACGGGTCAGTACGTGCAGGGCTCGACAGCCGGCGCCAGCGGCGAGATGAACTGGACCGGCACGGCATGGGCTGCCGGCCGACACGCGTGAGCGCGCCCGTGTGAACTTCACCGTCAGCAAGTCCGGCGACCTGTCCGGCATCGCCCGCGAACTCGAACGCGGCGCGCAGCAGGGTCAGCGCGACGCAGGCAAGGCAGTCGCCAGCGACGCCCGTCGCTTCATCCTCGACGACGTGAAGCGCAGCCGCGGCAACCTGCGCATGATGGGCGGACGCCTCGGCGTCAAGTCACGCCTGACCGTGTCCGCGGTGACGTCGACCGTCGAGCTGTACGCGGCGCCCGCGGGACCGTGGGCGATCGTGCAGCGCGGCACCGCGCCCTACGACATCAAACCGCGTCGACGTGACGTGCTCGCCGTGTCGAAAGGCGACGTGATCGGTATGCACGCCCATCGGCGCGCGACGTCCGGTCACGACTACTGGGGATCCGCGACCGACCGGCTCGACGCCGATCTCGGCGCCGTCGTCGAGCAGGCAGTCGACCGGGCGATACAGCAGGCAGCCGGCTGATGGCTGGGCGCGACCTCACCTACACGATCGGCATCGACGCCAGCGACGCCGCGGCCGGGCTGCGCAAGCTCGAATCGTCGGTGCGCTCGACGATGCGAACCGTCGACGACGAGCTGTCCGACGGCGCCACCGCGGGCGACAAGCTCGCCGCGTCGATGGATCGTGTCGCCGACGAAATGAAGTCCGACTTCGCGTCGGCAGCGATCGCCGCCGAGCGGCTACAGCAGGCGCTGAAAGATGCCGGCTCGGGACTGAACGTCGGCGACGCCATCACGTCGCTGCGGCGCATGGGGATCAGCTTCGACGAGATCACGCAGGACGCCGACAAGCTCGCCGCCAGCCTGAAGCAGCTCGACGACGTGCGCGTCGCAGGCGTGAAGGATCTCGACAGCGTCGCGCCCGGGCTGTCATCGAAGCTCGACGACGTCGGGAAGTCCGCCGACAGCTCGAAGAGCGCCTTAGCAAATATGATCGGCAACAGCTTCCAGACGATGGGGCAGTCGGTCGGCATCGTCGGCGATCTCGGCGTCGGCATCGGACAGCTTGGCGAGTACGCGGCCGACGCGAAGCTCGACGGCGAAGGCATGGCGTCCGTGTTCAAGAACATGGCGGGCGTCGTCGGGCCGATGGCGGCGCTGGCGCTGGCGACGAAAGCCGTGTCGGACGTCATGGGTCGCTTCACGGCGTCGCAGGACCGCACGACGCAGTCGGTCGAGATGTGGGAGCAGGCGCTGCAATCGGGCGGCGACGCGTCGGACAACTACGCGGATTCGCTGCGCGATCTCGGGAAGGTCACGCTCGACGTCACCCGCGAGCAGTCGAAGCTCGCCAACGTGACCGCGGAACTCGACTCGCATTGGTACTCGACCGGCATCGGCGTGCACCTGCTGACCGACCTGCTCGGGCTGTCGACCGACGAAACAAAGGACATGACGAAGGCGCTCGCCGACGCCGGTCTGACCGTCGACCGCTGGACCGAGCTGATCGAAGGTGGCGCCCCTGCCGTCGACACGCTGCGCGAAGCGCTGACCCATACGAACCTGTCGGCCGACGAGCAGGCGGACGTGCTGACGACGCTGACGCAGGCGCAGGAAGATCACGCCGCGGCGACGAAAAACGACGGCGTCATACAGGAATTCTTCGGCGACACGACCGCCGAGACCACGAAGAAACAGGAGGAAGCCGAGCGGGCGACGAAGGAAGCCGCCGAAGCGCATCGGCAGGCGACCGAAGCGGCGAAACAGCACGCCATCGCGCTCGCCGGCGCGAACGGCGAGCTGGCCGACATCACGTCGACGTTCGCCGAGATGGCACGGCGCGGCGACGCGCTGACGAGCATCTTCGATCTCGGGAACGCGCCGCTCGACCTGGCGTCCGGCATGCGCGACATCGCCGAAGGCATCGGCGGACTGAAGGAAGCGGCGCAGGGGATCAACCTGAAGGCGGCGCTCGACCCCGCGAACCTCGGGCAGGACAAGCTGCTCGACGCGCTCGACGCGCTGCGCCCGCAGATTCAGGCGAAGATCAGCGAGGCGTTCGCGGCGGGCGGGCCGCAAGCCGCGCAGGACACCGCGGCGTGGTACGTCGAAGCGATCCGGCAGGCGCTCGGCGGGAAGCTGACCGCCGACGAAGTGCGCAACCTGCTCGGGCTCGACGACCTGACCACGACGTTGCAGGTCGCCGTCGATCAGTCGTCGATCGCCCGGGCGAAATCTGAACTCGACGTGCTCGTCGGCGTCGGCGGCGAGACACCATTCACGGCGTCGCTGAAGCTCGCCGTCGACAGCGGGCAGCTCTCGGGTGAAGCCGCTCGCGCGATCGCAGAATGGGGACTCGCCGAAGAGGGCGTGAAGGTCCCGCTCGACCCTGTGACCGACCCTGCCGCGCTCGCCGAAGCGCAGGGCTTCATGTCCAGCTTCGCCGAGCAGAACCCGGTCGTGCAGCCGCTCGTCGGCGACCCGACAGGCGTGACCGACGCAGCCGCCGACGCGAAGGGTGACGTCGAGAGCACGACGGCGACGATGCCGCTCGACGCCGACCGCAAGCAAGCCGACGCCGAAGCGCAAGGCTTCGTGAAGACGACCGAAGCGGCGAAGCCGGTCGTCAACATCGGCGCGTCCGTCGTCGGCGCGCTGATCACGATGGCGATCATCAACGCGATCGCGCAGCAGATGGCGCCGACCGTGAACGTCGGCAGCGACATCAGCAAGGTGCTCGGCGACCTGTCCTACCTGTCGAGCCGGCGCCCGCAGGTGCCCGTAGAGGCGTACCTCGCCGACTACCCGACGGCGACCGAGATCGCGAACCGCATCGGTCGCCCGAAGGTGCCCGTCGACATCGTCGTCGGCAGCTCGATCCGGATCACAGGCGTGCGGGACTGATGTCGCTGGCGCGCTTCACGTGGACCGAACGTGCCCGCCCGTTCGTCGAGCTAGGCATCGGCGACACGCGTGTCTCCACCATCGGCCGATGGGACAGCGCCCGATGGGACCAACCCGACGCGCTGTGGGCCGGCACCGATCCCGTGTGGTTCGACATCACCTGCGACTGCTTCCGGGCGTCATGGGAATACGGCCGTCGGGCGACGACCGACCGTTTCGTCGCAGGCGTCGCGACCGTCGTCGTCGATAACGCGACCGGCTGGGCCGACCCGAATCACATCGACTCGCCGACTGAGCTGACCGTGCGCCCTGGCCGGCAGATTCGCATCGGCATCGACCATGCCGTGTTCGGGCGGCGCGTGCTCTTCCGCGGCTTCATCGACGCGATGACGCCGACCTACGCGCCGACCGGACCTGACACGGTCGACCTGGCGTGCGTCGACGCGCTCGGCGAAGTGAACCGGGCGAAGCTCGTGCCGCTCGACGCAGAGGTCGGCGCAGGCGAAGGCGCGTCGGCACGGGCGACACGCATCCTTGACGCGATCGCCTGGTCGACGTCGGCACGCGATGTCTGGCCGTCGAGCGAACCGCTCGTCGGCACGACGCTCGGCGGGCAGGTCGCCGACATGCTCGGGCAGACAGCCGATTCGGCGGGCGGCGCCGTGTTCGGCGACACGTCAGGACGGGTCGCGTTCCGTCCGCGGGACTGGCAGACATTCATCCCCGGCTCGCCGGTCGACGGCACCATCGGGAACGTCGAGCAGGGACACGTCGTGCCGGCCGTGCCCGCCATCCCCGG